CCAGGGTGGTTCGTAAAGGCAAACGCAAAGGCTCCGTTGATGCAAGTACAATCCCCATAGGAGAGATAGTAAACTTCTACGGTGGTGAAGTAAGGGAGGGACGGAACGTATCTGTTCGCTGTTGTATCCATAACGATACAAGAAGGTCAGCAGTAATAGATACCTACGGCAATTTATATTTCTGTCACACCTGCGGTAAGGGTGGGTCAGCGTTAGATGTAATAATGGAGAAGGAAGGGATAGGGTTCAAAGATGCAGTCGAGCGAGCAGATGAAATTCTTGCTGGAGGCGGCAACGCGGTACGCAGCGAATCTAAGCGAAGAGGCCGTGCGATACCTAGAAGGACGTGGAATATCTGAGGATGTAGCTCGGCAGTTTATGCTTGGCACTATCACAGAGCCAGCCAACGGACACGAGATGCACGAGGGTTGGCTATCCATTCCATACATCACAGTCCTCGGTCATTGCGTAGGGTTTAAGTTCCGCAGACTAAATGATGGCAAGCCTAAGTATGGCTCACCTCTTGGTCAGAAGTCGCACCTATACAACGTAGCCGATGTAACTTTAGATGTAGGTAGCATCGTTATATGTGAAGGTGAGTTAGATGCAGTAGTGCTATCGGGTATGTGCAACATACCAGCAGTTGGTGTACCAGGTGTGACTGCTTGGAAGCCACACTTTGCTAGATTATTTAATGGCTTTGATACAGTTTATATTGTTGGCGATAATGATGTTAAAGAAGATGGTTCTAATCCTGGAGCTGAGTTCTCTCGGCGTGTCGCCAGTGAGTTAACAAACGGACAAATAATACAATTACCACCAGGTATGGACATCAACGAGTTCTATCTGGCAGAAGGACCCGATGCGTTGAACAACCTACTAGGAGGAGTGAAGTGAGTGAGCAAGAAAAAGGACTTACAAGAGGCAGCAAGATTATTGATGGATATGGGGATGATAATAGTCTCGATAGACTACAAGAACTATACGATAACCTGCCAGCCAATGCCGGTTCGCAAATAGATGAAGCCTTCGTCCAAGATGTATGGCGAGTCCTCGATACCGCCGGAAATCTCCTTATCCGTAAACACAAAGACTACGGGCCTAAGAATATCGCTCACAGTCCAGGTGGAGCACTCAACGGATTGCGAGTCAGGATGCACGATAAAACTGCCAGGATTAATCATCTCATTGATTCAAGAGTTGCACCATCAAACGAATCCCTCAGAGATTCCTTCATAGACCTGCTGAATTATTCTGCTATTGCTATCTTAGTATTAGACAAGAAGTGGCCCGGCTTACCCAATGACTAATCTTCATCCCGCCTTCTACGATTTGATTCCTCCGGTATCTCAAAGTATTTATCGTAAGTACCGTCAATGGGTAGAGCGGGAAGATATAGTTCAAGAACTATACGCCTGGGCTTTGACTAGAGCAGAGCATTACGCTGAGTTACTAAATGAAGAGAATAAACTACAGCGCACAATAAATGAAAAAAGAATTAGTTGGCAGATGCGCCGTCACGCAGAGCGCTACGCTCGCAAAGAGAAGGCTAAGAAGAGCGGCTATCAGATAGGCGATGAGTCCTTCTACGATACGCTAGTTCTAGCCCAGCTCCTACCCCACGTCATCTCATCAGTCCTGGATGGCACAGTATTAGAGCAAGCACAAGAGATGATAAACGATGGGCAACCACGCAAGCCATCTGCTCCAGCCGAAGGTGGCAACCTGCTTGCCATCCTCATTGACATCAAGAAGGCTTACCTCAAACTAGATGTGGTAGATAAGGACATACTCATCAAGAGATACCACGAGAATCTAACCCTCCAAGAGATAGCCGAGTATCTAGGTTGCGCCCTCTCTACTGCCGATAGGAAAGTGAATAACTCTATGCGTAAGCTACAGAATCTACTTGGCGGGGAGAGTCCCTGGCAATGAAGTTCGCATACGCAGACCCACCTTACTTCAAGCAAGGTAAGAAAAGATACGGCGAGTTCCACGAAGAAGCCGCCATTTGGGATAGTCAAGCGTCTCACTTGGATTTAATTCATAAACTTATGGATGAATACCCTGATGGATGGGCGTTGAGTTGCAATCCAGCAGACCTCAGTTGGATACTTGTTAGTAGTGAGATTCGAGTTTGCTCTTGGACTAAAACCTTTCATCAGATTAGACCAACTACAGTTCAGTATGCCTGGGAACCGGTGCTTCTTTATGGTGGCAGAAAAGATAATAAGCGTAAGCCAATGGTACGAGACTGGATTAGTGGCGTAGCCACAAAGCGCAAAGGATTACCTGGCGCAAAGCCTGATTACTTTAACGACTGGATACTAGCCCTGCTTAACTATCAAGAAGGAGATACTCTAGATGACCTCTTCCCCGGTACTAATGGTATGGCTGAGGCGGTGAAGCGCTTCAATGACAAACAAATCATCGTTTGACTTAGACTTCTCCTACGGTAGAAAGGGTGAGCAATTAGTTGAAGAGTTGCTTACTGAAGGTAAGAAGGTAGAAGTAAAGCGAGATAGAAAATGGCATCTCACTAACAATGTTTATGTAGAGGTAGAGTGTTTCTTTACCAAGGATAATGCCTGGGCTGCAAGTGGATTAGCTGTGACTGAAGCAGAATACTGGGCCTTCGTCCTCAAGAAGAGCGTTCTTATCCTGCCCACCACAGTTCTTTGGTATGCGGTAAAGCACTTCGGCAGAGATATAACCTGTGAGATACCACCTAATCTCTCTCGCGGTTATCTAGTAAAGGTAGTTGATTTGATTGAAGCTACTAAACTTATGCCTGTTGAGGAAGTATGAACTACGAATACAAGTGTCCTAACTGCTCGACTATCCTCTTTGTCGAGCGTTCCATCCACGCCGAAGCTAGCACTCCCTCCTGTGCTGACTGCGGTAGCCTGACGAATAGAGTCTGGTCCTCTCCCCCTATCACCTTCCGGGGACCAGGCTTCTACTCAAACGATAAATGAGAAAGCCCCGGGGTTAGCCGGGGCTTCTCTTTCGCTAGGTCGAAAGGGTATAAGAACCTAGCAAACTTATTCTATCACATCAGTAGTATTTATTTTTATTCCAAAAAGACCAAGCTCTACAAGGCGAGCCATAACGGTGTTCAATGTAGCGCAAGCCTCTAAGAATCTGGACTCTAGGTCTTGGGTCTGTCTCTCCAAGTCGTTGAGCGATTCCGAAAGCGCTTGACTTTGGGTTCTTTGCGTGGTGGTCAAACCTGCTCTCACGGGTCCATAAATCTTGGAGGCAGAGCCACTCCTTCCCTCGCCATCCCCAACCAGCCTGAGCATAGGTCTTTGCGATTCGCTTGTTCTGTTTCTTCTCATCCCAAGTCGCTTTGCTGGACTTGATTACCAAGTCCGTTGGTAGTCTTATCGGATTCTCTGTTATCGGTTGATAAGCCCACACCAGCGTTAGTCCTGCCAGTAATATCAAGCCAAACCTTGTTCTCAGCTTCATCTCTTGCCCTTTCCTCCTCCAGTAACTCTCGGTATTGGTCGGGGTAGAGATTACCGAGGCGCCTTAGCGCCCTGTCTCTAACCCTTCGGTAGTTCCGTTGCCTTACGGCGTGGGTAGTAGCAGTTCTGATTCTCTTATCCACATCTACCACTCAGTATCTCCTTCCAAACATAGAAGGGCATAGGCTATCAGACAAGCCAAGATTACTCCAAGCAATAAGGACACTTCTTCTCCTCCTCTTTAAGTTCTATCCAACCCTGCTCTATCCCTTTTATCAGTAGTTCCATCATACGAATCTGCGCTTGGAGTAGTTCTCTCATCATTCCCTTACCTCCGTTAGCGTAGCCAGCACCAATTTAGTCACATCTATCTTGTCAGTTATCAGCTTGAAATCATCCTCATTTTCTTCATCCCATACTGAGACATAGATAGAGCGGTCTAGTCCTCTTCTGAACCACTCCACCGCCTCTCTCTCGCTCGCTCCTCCCCACTCTATCTCTCCCTTGTTATTGGCTACCTCATAGAATCGAATCGGCTTCATACCCTTTCCTCCTCCACTATTACTGACTTACCTTCTAGTATTTGTTGGCTTGCTTTTTCCACAGAAATAGGCAACCAGCGTAATCCGAAACGAGAGAATTCAAAAGCTCTTACTGTTCCGTTCTTACCCTTTGTGTATTTGACCCAAGTTGTCATCCTCTTTCCCTTTCTTGTAGTTGATTAGGTTTAACTCATTGAGAGCATTGACCATACGGATTAGGTTCTTACCTGCCTCCCCGCTCTCTCCCTCTACCATCTGCTTAATCGCTAAATCTCGGCAGAGGTTAGCCTTTGCCTCGTAGTATTCTGCTGTTGGCTTAGGCATTGACTTGCTCCTTTTCTACTACCAAGATGTAGTCTGATAATTGGTCGCCTACTAGTGTCGGCGGGTTGGTCTGATAATCTATTTCGTCCTCCCAGAATAAGCGCCTCGCTTCTGCTTCGCTTTCTGCTTCTACCTCTACGAATTCCCAGCGCTCTATTGTGTAGTTGATTCTATACTTAGGCATTACTCTCTTCCCTTTCTCTCTTTATGTCGTTAATTGTTTTCTCCGGTGCGTAAGGTTGCGCCGGAGCCTTCCTATCATCCTCACACATCTCGGCGTGGCTAATCATTAACTCGCCGTAGTGTCCTTCACATACTCCGCACTTAGGCATTGACTACCACCCAGCACTCGTCACAAGTGAAGCCATTAGGCACGGCTTCCGCCTCTGCCTCTTCCCCTTTTGTGGGTTGATTTATAGCGCAACCTACGCAGATAATTCTATCCTCGTAGTAATAGCCGATTACATTAGACATTATGCCAGCCCTCCTCTTTCGCTCTCTCTAAATCCTGCTCACAATAGATAGCGCCGTGATAAGGATAAAGAGTCGCCTCCTCCTCCTTAGTCCAGCAGACCTCGCACTCTTTAAGCATTGACTCTTTCTCCCTTCCCGCTACCTATGTAGATAGGCTCGCCCACTTCCTTAATAGTCATAGCCTCATCTTCCTCATCGTGGATAGCGCCGCACTCATCACACGGCTCGCCCTCTTTCTCTTTCTTTATCTCTTTTAGTATCCAGGTAAGGGAATCTTCCCACCCTCTAAGGAAAGCAAGGTCAGAGTTGCCGTCTGCTTCTGCCCGGCGCATTTCCTTACGCACTTCCTTTAGCTCTTGCTTTATCTTCTTTTCCATTACTCGACCACCTCGCAGACTTCCTGACACTCAACACAAGTGAAGCGAGTCGCTTCTCCTGGTTTGCTGATAATTGTCACTTCATTATCGCAACAAGCACTCCCTAGCGGTCTACTCATTGTCTTTCCCTTTCTCTTTCAATGGGAGCCTCTCCCCCACCCTTTACCTCTATCTTACTCATAATCCATAGAATCGCAACAATAACGGCGGAATAGGTGAGCACTTGCCCTGCCCCTCTCCACCACTCGAAGCCGATTTCAAACATTAGCGCCCTCCTCTTCTTCCTCGTGTTCTGCCTTTTGGTGCGCTAGGTACTCGCTAGGGTTGTTTAGGAATTCGTAGCAGATTTCACAGATAATCGGCTCCATTACGCACTCACCTTGCTGGCCATTACCTCACGAGCGATTATGTCGAAAGGTAGTTGGCCTTGACCTTGTAGCCATTGACCTATGAAGAGCGAGGCGGTAGGGCTAATCTTCTCCGCCACTAATTCGGTGACTTGCTCCGCTAGTTGCTCCCACTCTTCCCGCAACTTATCGGCTAGGGCGATAGTGTTGCCCTCTTCCGCCTCTTCCATTAGTTGCCGATAGGTGTCGTAATCATTCATTGCCACGAGTAGCCACTCGCTAGCGAATTGTTCGGCTAGTGTCACGCGGTTATCTTGCTCCATTGTCTTTCCCTTTCGTTTGTTTGTTGCTAGGTCTAGCGACCTACCACAAGGGAGAGGATAGCACGGCCTCTCCCCCATAGTAAAGCGCTAGGCGGTGACGGCCTCAATAACTACGGCCTCGCGGTCTTTCATTTCACAATAGGCGCGGGCTTGCGCTGGCGTTCTAAATACTTTCCCCTGGTATTCTACCTCTTGATTAAACCAATAGCGCCCCGCTTTCCAATTATGAGCGCCATCTCGTCTAATCCAATAGTAGAGGTGCGCCCTTGCCGTGCCGTCAATGCTTTTTTGAATTCTGCCGATTCTAGTTCCCCATTTCATTATGCGTTCTCCGTTGCTAGTGAGAAGGACACTTTCCCATCCTCGAATTCGATTCGGGCGATTATCTTGCTTCCGTCCCAAAAGGTGAAGGCTTGCCCTTTCTTGTTTTCCTTAATCTCGATGTTGGTGTTCTTTAGCATCACATTGGCTTCCATTGTTTCCCTTTCTTGTTGTGGAGGCTAGAACCTCCCCTCGCGGGGCGGGTAGAGCCTATCGTTTCCGATAGGGTACTCTCACCGCCCCTGGAAGGCAAGCACTAGGCTCTAAGTAGTGCGAAAAGAATCTCTTCGGCGGTCTTAGCGCTCCAATAATTAACGCCTGACTTATTCCACCAGCGCATAGCGTCAATAAGAAATTCTTGTTGCTCTTTGGTTAGTTCTACCCTAACGAGTTCTTTAGTATTCACTTTAGTTTCCCTTTACTCTTTGAGCCTAACTCTTAGGCTACTAGGAGAATCATAGGGGTATCTCCCCTAGTTACATAATCGAAACCACGCTCAGAGTTTGTGGTGTTGGTCACAAGGTTAGAGGGTGGGAAAGTAGTTGAAAGTTCAACTATCTGCCGGGGTGATTATGTTACTCACGAGTAAGTTACCAGCGAGTAAGTTACTGAGTGCCGGAGCTGAGTAACTTATTAAGTGGCGCGGAAAGACTATTGAGGAAAGCAGACGGGGGCGCGAGAGTCTGCCCGGGGTTGAGCAAGCCCTCCCCTCTCCCCTATCCGGTACGAGGTCGGGGGGTAGGGGCTCGCACCTGCCACAAGGCAGGGCGACCCCGGGTTGTTGAAAAGACGGGCGGTATGTGTTGTGTACCCTTCCCAGAAATTTCTACTAAAGTGAAATCCCTGCTCGGGTACGGTTTTACCGTTTTAACCCCTATATCTGTGACGTTAGTCACAGATATAAACTTTTTTCGGCAGAATGCGGGAAATGCTCTAAATTTCCCGCCTACTATACAGTAGGGAGCAAATGCGGCAGGCACTGGCATTTGCGACCGTTGACGGTAGGGCTACGCTGGCGCTACGCCCCCTAGGGCGGAGAGCCGACCTACCCCTCACGTCGCTGTGGCTCGCTCGGGAGTTTGACCCGAGAGAGGCGCGAGCGACGCCTCTTTTAGTGGGGTGTAATCTATCGATAGGAACTACCCGATGACCAAGTGCGGAACTGCTGGAGGATGGCAGGTTCATCGCAAAGAAGGTAAAGTTGAGTGCGTCGAGTGTAAGACCTATATGGCGGAAAGAGCCAAAGCCTACTACCACGCCAACAAAGAAAAAGCTAAGGTAGCTAAGAAGGCTTGGCAGACAGCCAACCTTGATAAGTACCGTAGCTACAATAAAAAGTCTTACGCCAAGAATCCGCAGAAAACTCTAGATAGGGTTCATCGCAGAAAAGCCAAGATTAAGGGTAACGGTTTTGAACCATATACCCTAGAGCAAATTTTAGAAATTTACGGGGCGGTATGCCACTTGTGCGAAACCCCAATAGACCTGACGCTTCCAAGAAAGATTGGAGTCGAAGGGTGGGAGTACGGTCTACACATAGACCACAAGACCCCGATTGCCAAGGGAGGTAAAGACTCCTTGGACAACGTGGCTCCAGCCCACGCCCTTTGTAACTTAGCCAAACGAGGTAATTAGTGTCAGAGAAGTCCAGCGAAATAGCAAAGCGAGTTATACTCGCTGCGGTCGCAGAAGGTATGACGGTAGAGCAAGCTGTTGCTTCTGCAGGCAAGAGTCATAAAACATATGAGTATTACCGCAGGACCGATAGGTCCTTTGCCGACAAGATGGACAGAACTAGGCTAGGGCTAAAGACTAAGAACTTTGCTGAAGCCGATGCTCACGATATAGACTTCGCTACCTTTCGTGCCAAGTACCTCCATCAGAGAACCTTTGGACACCAGCAGAACCTGGTAGATGTTATAGAAGGCAGAGACCCCTTCTGGCTTCATCCCTCGATGAAGTACGAGAAGGGTCTAAACGACAACCGCATCCTTATCAACATCCCACCTAACCACGCCAAGTCAATTACCATAACCGTTGACTATGTAACCTGGAAGGTAGCCCAAAACCCAAACTTTAGAGTCTTGATAGTTTCTCAGACTCAGCAGCTTGCAGCAGACTTCCTATACGCTATTAAGCAGCGGCTTACCCACCCGATGTATGAGGGCCTACAGTCTGCCTATGCAGCCGGAGTCGGCTTTAACTCTAAGGGTGCTTCGTGGCAAGCTACCCGCGTAGTCTTTGGAGATGAACTCAGAGAGTCATCCGAAAAAGACCCAAACATTGAAGCCGTAGGTATCGGCGGTCAGATTTACGGTAAACGTGCAGATATGATTATCGTAGATGACGCGGTAACGCTAAAGAACGCTAACGAGTTTGAAAAGCAAATCCGCTGGCTAACCCAAGACGTACGCTCTCGTCTTAACCCAACTGGCAAACTAGTCGTTATCGGCACCCGCGTTGCCTCAGTAGATTTATACAAAGAATTGCGTAACCCCGACAGGTATCCTGGAGGCCAGGTCCCTTGGACCTATTTGGCAATGCCAGCCTTACTAGAAACAGATGAGGAACCTGAGAAATGGGTTACGCTCTGGCCTTACTCTGACCAACCCTTTGATGGACAGTCAGATGCAGATAAAACCGAAGAAGGTTTATATCCCCGCTGGAATGGCAAGCATCTATTTAATGAGCGCCAAGCGATGGATGCCCAAACCTGGGCTTTGGTTTATCAACAACAAGATGTTTCCGACGATGCAATATTTGACCCGGTATGCGTGAAAGGCTCCATTGATGGAATGCGAAAAGCAGGACGTCTGGTACCTGGCAATCCTGGTCACCCAAGAGACCTCAACGGTTTCAGTATCGTCTGTGGCCTCGACCCAGCAATGGTCGGAGATACAGCAGCAGTATGTTACGCAGTTGACCGTATCTCTCATAAAAGGTACATTGTTGATGCTACGAAAATCACGCGTCCCACTCCTGCACAAATCCGCCAGCTCATTATCGATTGGACTAATCTTTACACTCCGGGGGAGTGGATTGTTGAACGTAATGCTTTTCAGTCCTTCCTTACCCAAGATGAGGGAATTAGACAGTTCCTGGCTACCAAGGGCGTTATATTAAGAGAACACCATACCGGTTCTAACAAATGGGATTCCGGCTTCGGTGTTGCTTCTATGTCTACCTTGTTTGGTACTAAGCAGCAAGACGGCAAGCATCATAGAGATAATTTAATTCATCTGCCGTCAGACCAAACAGAAAATGTAAAGGCTTTGATAGAACAACTTATCACTTGGTCACCAACGACTAAGGGTAAGACAGATATGGTAATGGCTCTCTGGTTCTGTGAGATTAGAGCAAGAGAATGGCTAAACACCGGTATCTATCAACAACATCACCTGAAGAACCCGTTTTTGTCTAGGGCAGAAAAGCAAAAGCGAATAGTAGTAAATATAGATAATCTGCTCGCAGAGCAAGAACGTCAGTTCATTTAAGGAGCAATAAGTGTTAACATCCAAAGAGGTCATTGCGAAGGTAGCACGCCTTCAGACTCGTTACGCTAAACGCGACCAGCGTATGCGTGACGTGCTTTCTGTGCGTCAAGGAGACATCTCCAAGGTTTACCCAGCTATGTTCTCCGAGGATTACCCAAAGCCACTCGTTGCTAACTTCATTGATGTAGCAGCACGTGACTTAGCAGAGGCTATGGCACCACTACCAGCCTTTGAATGCTCTGCTACCAATATGGTTTCTGACTCTGCTCGTAAAGCTGCAGATACTAGAACGCGCATAGCAAACTATTACGTCTCTTCATCTGAATTACAAATCCAAATGTACTCCGGTGCTGACTGGTTCAACACTTACGGAATGCTACCAGCAGTCGTGGAGATGGATTATGAAACTAATAACCCGCGTATTCGTCTACTTAATCCGTTTGGTGTTTACCCGGAAATCGACAGATTCGGTCGGTGCATCTCAATCACTCAGGTTGTTCAGTCTGATGCGGAAACTATCGCATCACAATACCCAGAGTTCGCAAAGCAAATCCTAGGTGGCAATGCTTATATTCAAAACTCTCCTTATGTTTCTCTAGTTCGTTACCACGACAAAGACCAGGATTTAATCTTCCTACCTGAGCGACAGAATCTTGTCCTCGCTAATATCCCGAATCCAATCGGCAAATGCCTCGCCTCTGTTGCGGTTCGGGCCTCTCTTGATGGCGAAGCTCGCGGTCAGTTCGATGATGTACTAGCAGTGCAACTTGCTAGAGCGCGTTTTGCTGTACTACAAATTCAGGCAGCAGAGAAATCAATCCAAGCACCTATTGCTATTCCACAAGATGTGCAAGAGTTGGCACTTGGTCCTGATTCAATTATGCGTTCTGCTAATCCGCAGGCTATTCGCCGTGTACCGCTAGAACTTCCACCTGGAGTATTTACTGAATCTGGTGTCCTAGAACGAGAACTTCGTCTCGGTTCGCGCTATCCAGAAGTTAGAAGCGGTAACCTAGATGCTTCAGTTGTTACCGGTCGCGGTGTACAAGCGCTACAGGCTGGCTTTGATACACAGATTCGCTCTGCTCAAGCACAGTTTGCTCGACTATTTACAGATATGGTTGCACTCTGCTTCGAGGTAGACGAGAAGATATTTGGCAATATGACCAAAGAGATTCGCGGCTCTGAAGATGGAACACCATTCTCAATGAAATACGTACCATCTCGCGCTATTGGCGGCGAGTATGGCGTAGATGTTCGCTACGGAATTATGTCCGGTATGGACCCTAACCGTGCAATCATTGCTTTGCTACAGATGCGTAGCGATAAATTAGTTTCAAGAGATTATGTACGTCGTGAAATCCCGATGGAGCTAAATGTTACCCAAGAAGAACAACGTGTGGACATCGAAGAAATGCGTGATTCTCTTCGTGTTGCTGTGGCTCAGTATGCACAGGCTATTCCCGCACTTGCAGCGCAAGGTCAAGACCCTTCGCAAATTGTTTCAAGGATTGCTGAAGTTATTAAAGGCAGACAAAAAGGTAAGGCGATAGAGACTATCGTTGAAGAAGTCTTCGCGCCTGAAGAGCCAGAAGAAGTCCCAGCAGAAATGATGGGCGGTCAAGTTCCAGCAGCAGGTATGGCCCCAGCCCCTGCCTCGCAGCCAACTCCAGAAATGATGACTGGTGCGGCCCCTGCTGCTGGCGCTCGTCC